TTGCCCTCACGCGCTCGGCGATAAGCTGCGCAAAGGCGTCGAGTACCTGTGCAGAAACATCCACCGGGTCTGAAGCCGCAACGACAGTGTCGTCGGAATGATGTCGGCGCGCCACAATTTCGACTTGCGTCTCCCAGTTTTCCCGTGGCTGGCCCATGGTCCGAAGGTCGACCTTTCGCAATACGATTTCCTCAATTACATAGTCAGTCGACTTTTCAAGAGCCTCGATTTCATCCTCGAGCTGCTCTCGAAACGCCTCGAGTCTACGGTCGGATGTACTCAATTTCCAACTCCATGATGTACTCGTATCTATCGTCAAGCTCCGTCGATTTTGACTCCCTCGGGCCATGGATGAAACAGTACCGAATCGTTACCCCATCCATATCGCCCTGATACCGCTGAAACAGCGTGATTAGTACGTCGCAAATACTGAGGCCCGTCGCTATCTGATCCCGGTTGACTATGACATGGATCTGCATCCGGGGAGATCCATAGTCGAGATTTTCGAACGTGTCCGGATAGTTATCCGCCAGCAACGTCCGATACGTGATGTACGGCAACTTGGTCTCCCCAGCATCTTGCGGCGCGTTGATGTAGTAGATCCGTCTGCCGACTAAATCCGTCAACGATGATTGCGCAAGCATATAAACCGCTAAGGCCGACTCGATCGTCGTAGACGCCATTACCTCTTCCTACGAGCTCGAAACCTCATCGATGCTCGGTAGCCTGGGCCAAACAAGGTTTTCATCTCCCGGCGAATACCCCGTCGAGACAGCCAAATCCCCGGACGGAGAAACGGCGCCTGATGAAACTCGAGTATGGCCGCCCACGGAACACGAGTGAACACTTCCCCGACAACCGCAAGTCGGGTATTAGTTCGAGACGTGCGGAGACTCCGAGCAGTTTCCCGAGTAATATGGTGGATCATACGTTCGGCATTGTCTCGGATATGCTCAACGCCAAAGTCGACAAGCTTCTCCGCCTGCTCCCATACAATCCGGTCGTGCTCTATCAGCCCGAGGTTACCATCGATCTCAACCGGCCCTGCCATCTTCTCCTCCCTCGTATTCCTCTGCTTCGAGGATAATCTCTCGCTCAATCTCGTCTGTTCGTGCAACCTCCGTAATTCGAAAATACCGGTCTTGCCATTTGATGCGCATTGCCTGGCTTATGCCAGGGCGATACCGCATGATGATGCGGTACGTCATCAATCCGGTCCGCGTTTCCTGGTCCTGGAGCTCCCTCCCTCGTTGTGGCTCAATAGCCGCCCATGTCCGGCAATACGTCTCCCATGTGTTCGCATCTGTCACACCTGCCCCTCGCGGCCTGCGGTACTGCACCGTGACGCGATGTCTCAGTCTCCCAGCTCTCATAAAAGGTTCGTCCGATCTTGGTAGAGCAGTGCAGTCACACCAACCGGGACGTTGAACATCATCCGGTAGTCGGCCGTCTCCCGACGCTCGTACATCTCGGCAACCAGCATCATGATGGCTTGACGGATGTTGTCAGGTACATTTGTTCTGTTCCCATATCCGGCAATGTACATTACAACGATACCGTTCATTGGCCGGAGCACCTCATCCGGCCAGTCCTCATCATACACAGGTGAGATACGGCCAGGCTCGCTGTCCGTATCGACTTGATACTCTGAGGTATCCCATGTGGTCGCGGTCTCGTCAGTGTCGTAGTAGACAACAGATGTCACCGATTGCAACGGAGCTCTCGGCAAACTCATCGGCTCGGTTGGCCACCGGTCCCAAACCGCTTGCAGCGTCTGCGTGATATACGCTCGGTCCTGATACGATTCACACCATTTCCGAGCGGCGGTTATCAGACTCGAGATGTAATCGTCCTCGGTCGTCTCGGTTTGGTTGTACGCTACAAGCGAGACGCCGAGGTCAAACGTCGCATCCCCAGTGATCTCGTAGGCCGCGCGAACATACGCTTTGATTCCGGTGTACTCCACCTCGGTAACACTATCGGCGTCGTCTTCCGTCAGGCTCACCGTTGAGAATGTCGTATAGGTAGTGTCGTCGTCCGACTCCTCAATTGTCACGGTCGCGGTTCGGGTTGTTCCAGCCCCGACCGTCCCAACGGTCACATTCACCAGTACCGTGCTCGTCCCAACTGCCAACGAGGTCCCGTCGTCACTGGCCGCGGCTGCATACGTCGACGGAGCGACGCTGATCGTTGTAGATACCGCGTCGGATACGGATTGAGAGTCGATCCGTAGGTGCTCTTTCATCTCGGCCAAGGTCACCGGCTCGGTACTTGGCTCGGTAATGACGGTAACCGATCGGGCGTCTTGGTTGTATCCGGTTCTCATGTTAGTTCGTCACAATCTCGAGACCCCATTGTATCGACGAGTCGTTGGACCACTCGAAACGAATGGTATCCCCCGCTCGAAACGGCAACGGGCGCGTCGGCTGATACTGCTCGTCAGTTGCCGATGTCATATCCTGCGTATTGAGCACGATGTCATGCTCTGATCCCTCGGCCGACAGCAGCGTCGCGGTGAAGTTGTTTGCGCCGCCCGCACTTTCCAAATGCAGGCGAAACTCTTCGAGTTGAAACGCTTTGCCGGGGTTGAAGGTATAAGCAATGTCCGTCGTTCCTTTTTGATAGGTGTGAAACGCCATGCCCTACTCCTACCGAATCTGGATGGCGCGCATCCACTGAACGGACAACTGCTCAGCACCGTCATCTCCCGCCCGAACGTTGATGCTTGGAGTGAGCGCCTGGTCAGCAAGACCCGAGGAAATCGAAACGATCTCTTGGTTGTCGACGTAAGCGTAGAGCGTGGCACCATCGTAGTAGATTTCAATGTCCCGGTACGTTCCGCTGCCGGTCGTCACACCGCTCGCCGTTTCGCCTACCACGCCGCCAAGCTCATTGACAAACTGCAGCGCGGTTTCGTCGTTGAGTTGGTAGAAAAATATGCCGTCATCGGTTACCGCAAGCGCGTGAGACGTAGCGGTCGCGAGTAGAGCCGTATCAACTTCACACAATCCGACAAGGTAGTCGCCTTTTGCGCCGTTTTGCATGGCGATCCGTGCGCCGAAATACAGCGGCTTGCCGCTTTCGAGCTTAAATGCTGACCCATGGACCTGCAGGTTCACGCCGTTATACTCCGTCCCGCCCGTGGTTATGAGCAGGCGATCACCCGCCGTTGTGCTGGAAACGGCGGTATTCGTGCCGGTCTCCGTGTTTACCCAGCGCGTGGGGTCGTCGGTTGTGTCGTCTTGTGCAAGCCCAACCGGCATTTCGTATTTGACGACGTTCGCGCCGATCGCATCGAGCCATCTGTTCGTGTAGCGATCGTCATAGTAGACCAGTGCGTTATTGACTGATTTCGTTTGTATTGCCATGTGATTACCCCTCAAGCTGGAAGCAGCGAACCCAATTTACCTCGACACCGTCGTTTTGCTGTGAGCCTGCCCCGTTGAGGTAGCACAGCGACACGCGGAGATTCACGTCGTTTGGGACGTTGGTGGACGTACTGGCGACGATCGCACCGTCGAGGTACAAATACACTGTTGATCCGTCCCAGTAGAACTCGGTTACAACGAACGTGTCAGCTACAAGTGCTGAACCGGTGGTAGTTGCGCTTCCGGTGCCGTTCTTTCGCACGATGTAGTTCAACGTAGACGATGCGTCGGCCTTGATGAAGCCGATCATGTCGTCCGGGTTTCCGGCGAGGATTGTGGTGTCGGTCACCGCAAGCCCGATGAACGCATCAGACTGCGTAATCTCTGAGATGTTCCAGCGAGCGCCGAAGTACAACTTGTCCGCACTCGTCATTTTGAACGCACCGTCGTTCTGGATCTGGACGCCATCGTTCTCATTTGCTGCGGCATTGAGCCGAATAGCGCCGCCCTCGACATCAGTTTGAGCGACAATGTCCGAAGTGCCAGTTCCAGCCTCGACCGCCGTCGCGGTCCAGCCGAGGAGTTCGCCACCGGTGATTGCCGGCTGCTGAAAATCGCTTTTGAGCTTTCGAACATCCGGACCCTGGGCGTCGAGCCATCGCTGATATCCGTCTGCGTCCGAGTAGTAGATCAGGTTCCCGTTAATCCAGCGGGTCCGCATCTTTGTAATTGGCATAGTAGCCTCCCATAGCTTTGCTTTTTGCCGCGGTGGTTCCGCGAAAAAATCAGTGGGACCGAAGCCCCACATCATGATTAGGTCAATGCAGACGGTGCGTCGTTTTGCTTGAACCGGCCGTCGAGGACCGCAACGATCGCTACCTCGCATGCCGAAGCGGAGCTGCCCGGATCCACGACGATGCGAACATACGGGTAGCCATCAGACAGTTCATCGGCGTCGATCTCGATGAGAAAGATTTTGTCATCATCGGTTGCTGCAACCGTGACACCGGAAGTCGTGGCCGCCGTAATGTCGCCAAAGGCATCACTCGTGCCGGTTGCGCCACTCTCGCGATACCGGAAGTCGATGGCGGTCGAGTCGCTCGGCGTGGTGTCGTCACACTCCTCTACAGTGATTACGGCAGTGTCACCGGTAATCGTGCCGATGTAGACGAGAAAGCACCCCGAGTGGTTCTTTCCGAGATTGACGATATCGGAGTTGACGGTGGTGTTCCCAGTGTCCACCGGGCTGGTCAATCCGACGATATGGTACTTTTCAGCAAAGTTGAGTATTGCTCCCATGGTTACCTCCTATTAGGCCCGCGCGGCGAGCGTGACGAACGACGAGATCGTATCCGATCCCTTGAACGGGGTGATTGCCGAGTTGCGCATGGTCTGGCCGTCAACGCGGTA